GTTGGTGGCTCAGTTCTGTCAGGTCTAGCGTTTTGTAAACCTTGTGGGTCACCACCGATTGGTATTGGATTTAATTGAGGTTGTTTAGGTTCATATTCTGAAATATGCACAAAAGCTCCATTCCATTCTCTTACCATTTCATTATAAGGAAATTGCATTCCTGACCGATCAGAGATTGCTAATGCGTGTCTGCCTTTTGATAAATTAGTCATGTATTAAATCTCCGGAAAATAAGTTCTCGGTGTTACAAATAAACTAGAAGAAGATCCATCGTTTTGTAATGCTCTTTGTAGTTCATCTTCATACAACATTTTTAAATTTTGAACTGCAGCTGGTTGAAATTTAAGTGCTAAATAATAAGAAAGTCCCGCTACCATACAAGGTACAAATCTGTAAGGCACATCTGCTTGATTAGTATAAGCTCCAGCATCTTGAATTCTTGAAGCATAATAATAGTTAATACTATTACCGGCTTCAGTCGAACCTGGAGTTAAGAATAAAGTTATTGTTATTCTGTCAATAAATCTTTGAACAAAAAATTGTGTGGGCGAACCCTGTTGTGATTTATCTGCAAAAGATTGATAGATTGATCTATTTATTTTAGTTAATGGAAAATCTATGTTTTGTTGATTTCTATAAGAAGCTTCTAAAATATCATCAACTCCATAAATAGCGTTAGCATCTGAAGTACCATCTTCAGGTGATCTATACATAGTGTATAGGTTCTTACCTTGCACTAAAGTTAAGTTATTGTTTTTTATTTCCCAATAGTGAAGACCTCTATTAGACCATTCTTGAAACATTATGTTTAATGATCTTCGAGCAGAGCTTAATTGTTGACCGGTAACACCAGTCATATTTATTCGTTCATACGCTTCGTGAACTATATCATCTATAGAAAAACCTTTTTCAAAGGTCGTTGTTCCCGAAGTAGTGTTAGCCATGAGCTTACGCTCCCGTAATAGTTATAGTAACGCTTCCGCCTGCTCCAGTTAAATTATAAACAATTCCTTCTTTAAATAAAATACCTGAACCTGGAACATAAACTTCTAAACCTTCATCACCATAGTTATAAGTAGCTATAGCTGCTCCCGGTACTGCTGCATCTGCAGAATTGTAAAAAACTATTGTAGAGTTTGCTATTCCTTTTCCTTGAATAGAAGTAATTCTAGCTCTACCTGTTTTACCTAAAGTATCTGCTCCGACTGTATCGAAGGTTAAGGTTGTTTGATCTGATGTTGCGCTTCCTGACATATTTTTTCTCCTAAGTTACAGAGCTACCGAAGTAGCTCTATAAAAATTAATTATACTCTAACCCAACCATATGTTGAACCGGTGTAAACGTATTGACCTGAAGTAGTTCCAAATCCTCTTGGAATAGGTGTACCTTTACTAAAATCTGCTCCACCAACTCCACTAGCTCCAGACACAACGCCTTCAATTCCACCAGCCTCGCTAGAAAACACAAATTCATTAAATTCAAAACCGCTTGCGTTATCTGTAACATTTTTTAAATGTATTGTATCACCAACAGTTGGTGCTGCAGGCATTGTAATAATTATATCTGTTGTCTGCGCGTCGTTATTTATAAATAATCCAGTAGCTGCATCTGCAGATTTACTTGCAGTAACAACTTCCCAAGTTATTCCACCACCACCAACTGGTGAAGTGCTTCCGTCAGCATTTTGTATTATAACTTCACCATTGACACCTTCTGAAGTACTTGTTGCTGCTCTTCCGATAACCAATGGTCCTGTAAATGTAGTTCTTGCCATAATTTTTCTCCTTTTCCTAGTTAATAGATTATAGTCTCTAGGCCGTCGACTATACGCGTCTATAATCTTTTTAAATGTATAGTGTGTTTTTTATACAACAGTTTTTAATAGAGTGCAAGAGAGCCTACAGTGTGGAGTGAATTTTTTCCAACGATGTAGCTTTTTACTAAGTAGCTACTGAAACTTCAGGAGCAGAACCTTCAATGTTGTTCTGTCTATGGGCGATCTGAGCTTCTTCTAGCTTAATCTTTGTAATGATTTCTTTGACTTTGTCGTCAATTCTAACCATCTCAAGAGTATACCTATTATTATCTAGGTGCTCCTGTTCCCACTTCAACTCCAAGGACCTTTTTGCTTTGTATAGGTCTTGTATCATTTATAACTTCCTCATAAGTTATTCTATTTACCTTATTGTCATAACTGACGCCAAGGTTTTCCCAAACTATACTATTTTCTCCTAGTTTGTCAAGGATTGCTTTTTCAAGTGATTGAGGGTCGTCTTCTGATATAACTTTAAACCTAGAATGGTGATCGTAGGCCCAAATATTAACCAAAAATGTTTTCATTTAAAAATTATTTTAAATGACTCCAAACTTCAAGATCGCTATTTTTTCTTCTAGTTTTTTCAGCTTCTATTTGTTCTTGGTTCATGTCAGTTAATTCTTTATACTCAGCAATTTTAGTTTCAAATAAAGAAATTTTTTCTTCAGCTAAAGTTTTTTTTTCACCAGAAAACTTATCTAATGAGTTTTTTAGCTTTTTAACTCTTATTTCTAATTCTTTAATCATATCTTTTTTTCTATATGGTATAAAATCTGGGTCTTTTAATTTTTCAAATAGTTTCATAATTTTTCTCCTTGTACTATCTATATATAGTTTTTAAAATTTTATTTCAAGTTGTTTATGAGGGGCGAAACCGCCCCTCATTTAATTATTTATTACGCTCCAGCAGAAGCATACATACCTCTTGGATCAGAAAATCCAAAAGAGTATCTTTCTCTTGCTTTGTATCTAACGTTACCAGTGTCAAAGTCACCTTCCATTTTAGTGGAAATAGGTGATCTGTTGAACATTTTCATGCCATTAGGAACATCAGTTTTAATATAGAACGCGTCTGTATCAGTTAAGTAATGATTAATTACATAACCTTGAGGTACCATTCCTCTAGATACGATAGCATTAATATTGTTATCTGCTGTATCCGTCTGACCTTTTGATTCCATTAGTCTCTCTGCTGTAAATTGCTGATTAGGGTGAATGATCATTTTCATTCCTCTAGCAGCGATTTTTAGACCTCTTTCATCAGTGAAAGCAGAAATATCAATTAGAGATTGCTCTAATGATGTTTCATTAAGGTCAGCAGGAGTTTGCAATTGGTTAGAGAATGTTCCAGCTAATGTAGGGTGGTTTACAATTGCTCCACCTGCATTATTACCGAAAAGTGATACTCCGTCACCACCTGCAAAGTTTCCATCGAAACCATTGTTCAGGACGTTAGCCGCTTTAACTTGTTTAGTATTAGCCATAGATCTAGCTAATGCTTTTGTATATCTAGACGCAAGTCTGTCATACAAGTTGTCTTCAATTGCTTCTTCAGTAATTGAAAACGCTAAAGCGATTGTTTCATGAGTGTAACGAGAAGTGAAAGTCTCTTGCGCATCATCAAATGATACACCTTGACCTTCAGCTTTAACTTGCGCATTACCGAAACCAGATAACATAACTTCTTCTTCAAAAGCTCTGTCAGATGATTCAGTATCGAAAATCTCAGCATGTTCGTTCTCGTAGTTTTTGTATTCCAAGCCGAATAGTGCATTCAGACCTGGCTCTAGTTCTTTAACTAGTTGTGATCGTGATATAGCCATAGTATTTTATCTCCTATTCCTAAGCTTAGTTAATGTACAAGTTACTTGCAGAATTAACTACAACAACCATGTTTACACCAGCTGCTGAAATGTCTTTGTTTTCAGGGTCTTGACCGACTCTGACAACTTTCCACATTTTAGTTGTAGCTGAACCACCGGCAACATTTAAAAGTACAGTCGATTGACCGTCTTTGTTGTCAGTAGCTGTAAACGATGTTACGTTGAAGCTTTTTCCGTTGTTACTTGTTGGACATGCAGCGTCCGTTTTGATCATGTATTCTTGAATTGGATCGTCATTCACGAATGCAGTACCATTGCTGCTTCCAGTATTATAGTCAGTTCCAAAGATTGTTCCTGCGTCTACAGAATTTACAAATCTTGGTTTTGCTGTTGAGCTATCAACGTAAAAAATTCCGTTGAAAGCACCTACTAATAATGAGTCAGCCCCATTATCGTAAGCAGCGCCACCATTACCTGTGTCGTCTGTAGTTGCGAAACTAGCATCTTGTAAAAAGCCTTCTGATCCACCTGCATCTTGCAGTGAAACAGGGTTACCTTTATAAAGACCTACTCCTAAACCTGACTCGACTAAGTATTCAGATTGACCGCCGATTGAAGGTGTATTACCTAATCTTTCGATCATTCTTAAACCAAAGCCTGTAGTTGAGCTATTAGCCATAGTTGTTTCTCCTTTATGTGCCTGTCCCGAAGGACCTCCAGCACGGTTTTAATTAAATTTAGCGGGTAGGAATTGTTAAAAAATTAACGTTTCTTCGAACCACCAAAAGTTACACGAGTTTGTCGATCACTATTGATCGGCATACTTGGATGTTGTTCCCTCATAAGATCGTTGTCGATTGCTTCATTTCTCTCCTGAGTTTGCTTTTTAAAGTACTCAGTTCGAGATTGTGCGATCTCTTCCGGTAACCTTGCCAACACAAGGCCGCCTACTCCGATAACTCCTGCGTATTTTCCTTCTTGCATAGTTGGAAAAACTCCATCTGGATATTCATCAGCTCTCACTAATTCATAACCTGATCTAAGTTTCCCTGACATATTTTTAGTGTCGTCAAACCCTAAAACTTCTGTCCGTAACCATCTATGCTTAAAACCTTTTGGCGCAGGTGGTGCATCTAAAGATGACGGGGGAGCCCATGTCGTAGGTCTTTTTTCTTTAGATCTAGACTGGCTTGCACGGGTGGTCTTTTTGTTTTCTTCATTTTTCATATGCTATACCTCCTTCGTGATTTTTAACTGTTTCGCATATTCTTCCAGTGGCACACCTAATTTTTTAGCAATTGCTACCTGTGAAGGTGTGAGAGACACAGTTTTGCGACCGGGTTTGACAGAACGTCTAGCCGAAGCTACCGTTCGTACAGGTGTAGTCGTTTCCCTATCCTCACTTCTACCAAATTTGTGAGGGAATTCAAGTCTTATTCTTTTATCAACTTCTTCATAATAATCGTCAGAAGTTGGGTCAAAATCTTCTTCATCCACTAATTTTTTGTGTATATCAAAAGCAGTGTAAGTCATTGCACTATCTTTACCAAACCAACTGTTTCTTTGAGCCCAATCCTGTGCTTTTGGATCAGGTGTTCTAGTTTGTTCGGGTTTTCTAGACGGTGTAATGTTTACAGGTCTTTCCATAAGTTCAGCTTTAGAAGTAGTATCTTTTTGCTCTTCTAATCTTGCTTCCTCGTAACCAAGTCTAGCAATTTCTTTTTGAGCATTAACTTCAGCTTCCAAATCTCCAGCTTCTCTTGCGGCTGCTAATGTTGCATAAGTAGCCTTAAGATTAGATTGAATTTTTTCTTCTCTATCTTTTAAGCCACTTGTTTCTAGTTGAGAGTATTTTTTCTTAAGACTATCTGAAGTTGCTTTTACTGATTGTGCATAAACTAAAGCTTCTTCTTTTTGTCTTTCAGCTTCTCTCATTTTTGTAGTAAGTTTATCAATTCTTCTTTTGACTTTCTTACTATAACTTTCTAATTCTTCATCTTTCTCTTCACCTTCTGCCGGTGTTTCTTTTTCTTGTTCAACAGTTTCTACCTGTTCAACTTTTACTTCTTCTTTTTTTACTTCTTCTTTTTCCTCTGGTACATCAATATCTACATCAGGTCCTGACGTATCAATATCTACCATAGGAATATTTTTTTCTTCGTTGTCTGTTGGCATAGTTTCCTCCTATGAAATTAAATGTAATGCAACATAAATTCTGGGTCAGCAACGGTGCCCAAAACTTCGTCGTCGTTAAGAATACGAACTTCTCCGCCTTCTATTGGTAAACGTGATCCAGCATATCTTGCAAAAATCACCCAATCTTTTTCTTCACACCATGCGCCTTGAGGAAATTTTTCTTTATCCTTATAAGCGTCTGGTCCTATTTTTAAAACATAACCGCAGTTAGTTGCGATCCTTGCTTTGTCTAAAGATTCTTGTGAAAATATTAAACCACCTTTAGTTTTTTCTTTTGGTGTAAAAGGTAAAACTAAAAGTCTCCAACCAGAAGGTTCTGGTAGGTTGTCTATTACTTTGTCAACATTTGTTTCGTCAACTCTTTTTAACTTTTCTTCTTTTTCTTGCTCTTTATATTTTTCTTCAAGAGCCATCTTTATCTTCGGGTTTTCCGAAGTCGATAACGTTTCCTTGCTCATTTTTTTGCTCCTTCTCTTCTAGCAGGTTAGAGATTTCCTGTTGTATTATTTGTAAAGCATGTGCTTTACCAAGTAGATACTTGTATTTTTCCATATTGTCAACCGATCCAGATGTGTATGTTTCTTGAATTTGGTTGATTCCTTCTTTCAACATTCGTTGAATTTTGTAAACAATTGTTATTGGATCAATCATATTTTAAACGCCTGTAGTTCTTTTAGTTTTTCTTGCGCTTCTGTAATTTTAGCAATTAATTTGTCCACTTCGTCTATGTGTTGTGGATGCTCACCAATCCCTACAGAATTTTCTAAGTATATTTTAATTGTTGCATCAGCTTCAGCTATCTGTGCATTATATCTTGCTTCTAGTGCTTCTAGTATTGCTCTTTTCATTTCTTTCTCCTTTTTTTTAAAATTCTTACTCTTGTTTGCCAACACCATTCAGTGACTTTAATAGCATAATTTTCAATAAATGAAAAAATATTATCAAGTTTTCCTAAAAATTTATATATAAATCTGTCTAGCATTTCCAACGTCTTCTGGCTTGTCTAATTCTAGAATTTGGATCATTTCTAGTTTTAGCAGAAGATCGTTTAAGTTGTCCGAGTGATCTCGCACAATATGACTTTCTACGTTTAGCTGCCGCTGAACCTTTCTTAACTTTCCCTGTTACTGCAGTTTTTAATTTTGATCCAGGATTGGCTTTTCTATAAGCTTTTACACCTTTAGCAGTCATACCAGCTCCAGACTTAGTTGGTCTGTAATTAGCTCCCGGACCTTTTGTTGTTTTTCTAATAGACATTATTTTTTCTTTACAAATGTTTTAACGTTGGTTGGTTTACCGCCCGGATTTCCAGCTGCTCTCTTTCGTTTGACAGCACTCGCCTTTTGCGAGCTTGACATCCGTGTGGCTTTTGCAAGTGGGACGCATTTTGGATATTTCCTCTTTGAGCCTTTGCTTCTCCCGCAAGGTTGATACTTCCCGTTTTTCTTCGGTGCTCCAATGTCCACCCATTTTTCTTTCACCCATTTTCTTAAACCGGTTTCGGCCATTATTTTCTTTTTTTAGGTTTTTTCTTTTTACCGCCTGGTTTTATTTTACCAGAACATACGGCTGAACCGTACATGTTTGCGTATGCCGAGGGGTAAACTTTAAATTTACGCTTCGCTGCCGCTTTACCTTTTGCACAAAGCTTAGCCACAGGCTCTCATCCCCTTTTTGTAGCCCATTCTTTTAGCAACTTTTGGAGCAACTTTTTTTAATTTTCTAATTCCCTTACCCTTTTTACCTTCAGGTATTTTTTTCTTTTTTTTGTCTTTTTTATCTTTTGACATTTGTATTAACCAGTTTGAGTATTTTTTTTGATCTTACCTTTTGGTGAAAGCTCTAGCATTTTTTTATCTTTAGCAGATAAAACTTTACCATTTGCTTTTTCATGATCAGGTCTAGGTCTTACTCTAGGTTTCGGTTGATAATCAGTTCTCATTATTTTTTTCCTCCGTTTTTAAATATTTGTGTTCCCTTTATACCATAAATACTCGCCACTACAAGGATCCACAAATTTGTGAACCATGACGGGAGCGACTGGAAATGATCAAAGAAGATTTTTATCTTGTCCATCGCTTGTGCGTCGTCTGAAAAGACTCCATATGCAAGCACCAATATGGGCAACGTGAGAATTACAAGAACCGCCTCGTCCTTATAATCCGATTGTCTTGCTTCTAGCAATTTCCCTTGGTAAGCTTCCTCACCTCGAGCTTGACGCTCTGCATGCAACAGTTGTGCATCAGACATTGCTACTTTTGCCTTCTGCTTATTAGCATAAATCTTACTTCCAGCAGATACGGCTAATTTAAGTGCCGAAAACCACATGTTAGTACCAAGTTACAGTTGATCTTTTGTTTTTTAACATTCTTTTTTGGCCTTGTACTCTATCTGTTTGAGATTCGTTTGGTTTTGACATCTCAACAGGTACTCCGCCTTTCAAAAGACCGTCTTTGTTAGTAAATTTTTTAAAATCTACGTGTTTAGATTGAGTTTTGATCATAAGTCTCCTATTTTAATTATTATGTATCTTTTTTAAGTGCATTTTGCAATAAAGTTTTCTCAATAGATGTCTCAGCTCTCATTTCAGCTAATTCTTCGTTCTGTTCTAACTTATTGTCTTGGTTTTGTTGGTTCATAACCGCTCTCATACGATCTAATTCAATTCTTTTAGAGTCATATTCTTTTCTTCTTTGGTTTTCAGCGGCTCTGAGGTCTAATTCTCTAGCTTTTAGCTTAGCAAGAGGGTCATTATCAAATTGAGAAGTAATATCTTTTTCTTCTTTCATAAATTCTTCCGTCATTTCAGCGATTAAAACAGCTTTTCTTGCTTCAAACTTGTCTGAAAATTGTTTTAACTGTTGTTGTAACTGTGGATTTTGTGCCATCTGTGGATTTTGTTGAGCTTGTTGTTGTATTTGTTGAATTTGTTGTATGTCTTGTGCCATTTCCATTTCAACTTGCTCCTGAGCCATCAATGAAATGTGTTCAAAAATATTTTTTTCTAAACTTGCCATGATCATTGGGTTGTTTCTAGCAATATTTGTTGCCATAAAATTCATGTGAGCTGTAATGTGTGCTCTATGATCTTGTCCAGGGAATGCTTGAAAAGGTTTTTGGCCCATTGCATCTATATGTTCTAACGCCGGGTCTTTTGGAGCCGGTGGTTGAGGACGTACTAATATTGAATCCACATCCTTTACACCTAACGCTTCGTACATGTTTCTATAAACATTGTATGTGTTGTGAATCTGAGGGTTGGACATTGCCAGCTGTAACTCAGTTTGCGCTAAAGATATTCGCTGTGATTGTGAGAAAATATTTGGGTCAGCAACTGGCAATATATCTATCCTATCATCAAAGTCCATTTGTTTAATCATTCTTTGACCACCGACAACGTCGTAAGGATATTCTTGGGGTAGGTATGTTTTAAATACTCCTGAAAGTAATTTAAATTCTTCTTTTAATGCAGAGTAAATTCTTTTGTGAATTGCAGACATTGTTCTGCTTCCTCTTTCAAGCAAGGCGACTGTCGTTCCCACCGCTGCTTGCTGATTACCCTCACCTACTTGCAGGTCTGCTATGGAAGCAAATCTTTGTCCTGCACTTACAACGACACCCATAAGCTGTAATAGAGTTTGTGAAGGCTCTTTGTATGGAAGCATCATAAATGCATCTCTGATACTGCCACCTGGCGCATCGACATCTCTAAATTCTCCTGGTTGGATTGACTGTGCATCATCTCTAATTCTAATTCCTCTTTGTTTAAATCCTGCAGGTAAGTTTGATAATGTTCCTGCATCTAACAAAGATCTTAAAGCAGCTGTTGCTGTTCTTGATAGTCCACCGATCATATGAATTAAACCAAAACCATAAAAACC